AATCCTTAAAATCATTTGATACATCATCAAATGAAATATTGTATTTAAAAGAAACAAAGTTTAGGAACTGAACAAATTTTTCCATTGATTTATTGAAGTCCCACTTCTTTAGGAACTCTTCAAAAAAGAAGATTTGTTTTTCCTTTAGGATTTTATCTGGAGAACAAAATGATACACAAACAAACTTTTGTCCAGCAATAGGCTTATCTTCCTCTAATAGGTCAACATATTTAGGATTAACTTTTCCATTAACCTCTTTTCTCTCAAAGCCAGATTTTTTTGAATTCTTTTCTTTAGAATGATTCATTTTAAATAGATTAATTATTTATTTTTAAGTTTTTTAGCGCAATATATATTTTTTTCTTATTATTTAATATAAATGAACGGACTTATTAACGTTGGTGAACTTGTTAAGAGAATCATTAAGTACCTTGTTGAAGGTTTGATGGTAGCTATCGCTGCTTATGCTATTCCTAAACGTTCTTTGAACATTGAGGAAATTATCTTGATTGCTTTGACTGCCGCGGCTACCTTTAGCATTCTTGATACCTACATCCCCTCCATGGGCGCCACTGCTCGCTCTGGTGCTGGCTTTGGTATTGGTGCTAACTTGGTTAAATTCCCTGGTGGTTTTTAAAGTGAAGTGACTGAAAAACTAACATAATATATTTAAATCTAATAATAATATATTATGGTAAAACAAACACGTAAAAAGTTAAGAAGACAAAAACGAAAGAGTCCCAAAAGAAGTACTAAAAAGATGTTTGGTGGAGACTTCAGTCAAGAAGAGAGTCAACAGTTATTAGGTATGGGATTCACACAAGATGACATTCAAGTTCTTTCTGGTATAGGCGTTGGATTAAATATTATCCAAATGACTTTAAATCAAGTAAATCCTGCTACTGGTAATAATTGGACAACTCAAGAAATGATTCAAAGTGTACATGAAGCTAACGAGGAAATAAACAACTTAGATGAAGGCGCAGCTGTTCCAAATCAAGAAAATGGTGTTGCTGATGTTCCAGGTGCTCTTTATAATGATGTTCCTGGTGCTCCTGGTGCTAATAATTTTGAAGAACAAGGACCTGGGTTAAATATGGAAGATTTAGGACCATATTCTCCACGTTCTGTTACTGAAATGGGTGGAAGAAAACGCAGAAAAACAAGAAAGGGTCGCAAACAACGTGGAGGAACCGTTTTTAGTGAAGAACAGCTTGCTGAATTAGGTAGATTAGGTTTTACTGATGACCAAAAAAAGATTTTAGCTCGGGAGTTTAGTATAACACCAGCAAATATGGCTATGGAATCAATTCGTCAAGCTCTTCAACACAATTATATAACAGGTCAACCTGATACAGTCGAAAGCATAATGCGTATGTTTCCTAACGAAGGTGGTAAAAGGAGAAGGAAGAGTCGCAAACAACGCGGAGGAACCGTTTTTAGTAACGAACAACTTACCGAATTAGGTAATTTAGGTTTTACTGATAGCCAAAAAAAGGTTTTAGCTGAAGTCATGAGTGAATTAGATTCAAATACTAAAATGAATTTAACCCGACATAATCTTCGACAAATTGATCCACGAACAGGACAAGTTATTACAATCCAACAATATATGGATGATATTGCTGACTCTCCTGATGTAGGAGGTAGCAAAAGGAGAAGGAAGAGTCGCAAACAACGTGGAGGTACGTGTTATGGAAATGGTGTAGGTGCTAATAATTATGACCCTAACTTCTCTATTTACAATACTAGAGAATTAACACTATTCCCTTACAGACCTACAAATTAAATAACCACATATATAATAATTTTATATAACTATTATATATATATATGACTAGCACAAAAAATCGTAAAAAAGTAAAAAATAAAACTATTAAAAAGAAAGATAAATATTTAGGTGAGGGTTTATATCCTCCAATTAAGCCTTTAAAAAATTATAAAATGAAGGTTTCTGATTTACATACAATAGCTTATTCAACATATGGAAATAAGAATGGTAAACCAGTTTTATTTGTTCATGGAGGACCTGGTAGCGGAACACAACCAAGTAATGCTAGATTTTTTAATCCTAAGAAATACTATATTGTTTTAGTTGACCAAAGAGGAAGCGGAAAAAGTAAACCAACTGCTGAAATAAGAGAAAATAAACCAGATGATTTAATTGAAGATTTTGAAAAAATACGTAAAAATCTAGGCATAGAAAAATGGCAAGTTTTTGGTGGTTCTTGGGGTTCAACTTTATCGCTTGCTTATTCTATTAAACATCCTGATAAGGTAACTGAGTTAATTGTACGAGGTATATTTTTTTGTACAAAACCAGAAGTAGATTGGATTACAGAACCAGGTGGAGCTCAAAAGTTTAATCCAGAAGCTTGGGAATTTTATGAAAATTCAATACCGCATAAAGAGAAATTTAAAAATAACTATATGAAAGCATTTGAAAAATGTTTTAAAGGTGATTATGGAAGCAAGAAAAAGGATATGTGTGCGTTAGCCTGGGAAACATGGGAAGACGCAAATAGTCAACTAGAACCAAAAAAACTTAGTGTATTAATAAAGGAAATGAAAGAAAGCAAAGTTTATATTCCAATGGCAGCTATTGAACACCATTATTTTTCAAATGAATGTTTTTTTAAAGACAATTACTTTTTAGATAAGAAAAATCTTGATAAAATAAGACATATCCCGACAACAATTGTTCAAGGATTATATGATATGGAATGTCCATTTATAACCGCTTATAAATTACACAAGGCATTACCACATGCTAAATTTTATCCAACTATAGCAGGTCATACGGCAATGGATAAGGAAAATATTAAATATTTGGTAAAAGCAACAAACTCTTACATATAATTTATATTAAATAGTTGGAATGAATTCCCAATCTAATTCTTCACATATTTTTTTCCATATATCATCTTGTTCTATTCTTTTCTCTCTATCCTTCAATAAAGGGAATAACGGTAAATACTTTTCTTCCCCAAGAAGCTCGCAAAGTTTGTAAGCAGTATAATAATAATTTAAAAAGTTAACTCTATCGTCAGGACAATACTTAGAATACGGCGATTGTAATTCAACAAATAAATTACATAATGTTTCTTCTAATTCAGGAGACATGATAGGAGGTTTAATCCCCAATTTATCTTTAATAAATGGTATATGTTCATAGTATTTATTATAGCCTAGTTTTTTAAGAATTTCTTTTGTTTTTATATTTGTAATTTGTGCCAATTCTATTCTCTCTTTTTTAATTTGAAGTTTAATATTTTCAATAACATCCGGAGGTATTTGAGTAGTTTCTTTACCTTGGAATTGTGCTAATATTTCTTTAAAATGATTAATTCTTTTATAAGCATAAAAACAAACTTCTTTTGGCGGTTCTTTATATGAAGGTTTTTCATTTTCAATCAAATATGGTATACTTCTTGAACAAGTATTACAAACCATAATACCTTCATCTTCCAACGGTATTAACTCACCTTTATTACATATTTTACATATATCTGTTTGACAAACAAAAGAATTAACATCAAGGAAAGAATCATCAATGTTACTTAAATATTTAATAACAATATTATTGTTCTCTCTTTGTTGTTTTAATTCATCTGTGTTATCTTGTTTAATTTTAAAAAATGTATTAACTAATTTTGATTTATTTGTGGAGGATTGAACTATGGTTCCATCAGATATACTTTTTTTATTTTCAAAATATTCAAATATAAATTTAGAATTATCAAGAAAGTATTCTTTTTTCTTTGATTTTGTATCTCTAATTTTTTCAGTGAGCTCGCTTATTTTATCTTCAATGTCTAATTTTTGTTCAACTGTTAATTCGCCACAACTATCAATTAATTTTTGTCTTAACTCTTGACGTTCAATTTTAAAATCAGGAATGGTGTCATTTTCATCTTTAGTGAATTCATTTAAAAACTCTTTATGCTTTGTGTCAAGTGTTATTGACGTTTTTTTATTAAATTTAATTTTTTTATTAGACTTGGGTTTGAAGCTAGGCATAGTCTTTTAAATAATTAGATGAAATTTATTTAATTAATAATAGTGATAAAATATATTTTAAATAAATTTAAAGAAGTTTTAAAATAAAATTGAAACGTTTTAAAGAGATAATAATATAATTATATAGGATTTAAAATGAATACTTTGCTCGACACTATGTTTATTAAGCGTTTCTGTTTGCCGTCTAATTCGGATCTTGAGTTGTATGAGAATGGTAAGTCTACTGTATCGTCGTGTCTATGCGGAAACTATAATCACATATCGTGCGTTTTACAAGGGAAAGGGAAACTTAAAAAAGGCTAGAATTCTTAGTTTTGGAGTAAATCAAATGGGCGACATACATGGTAATAGTCCAGGTATACACGCTGAATGTGATGCTATTTCTAAGCTAATTTCATTAAAACCAAAGAAAAAACTTGAGAATATAAATATTCTTGTAATAAGATTATCAACAAAAAATAAAATTCAATGTAGTAAGCCATGTAGTAACTGTATAGAAACAATGATAAATTTGCCACCTAAAAAGGGATATAAGGTCCAAAATATTTACTATTCAGATATGTTTGGCGATATTGTGAAAACAACATTAAATACTTTAGAAAAAGAAGAGAGACATTATTCAAGATTTTATAGGAATCAAAAAAATGCAGTAGTTAAAAGCTGATTAATGTTTTCTTAAAAATATTTAATGGATATCAAAATAAATTTAGAGTCTTTGACTGATTTAGAAAATGTTAAAATTGATGCTATTAAATTTCAAAAAATGCTTTTTTTGTTTAACGCTATAGAGCAGGGATGGTCAGTAAAAAAACGAGGGGAGTCGTTTGTCTTCACAAAAAGTCATGAAGGAAAAAAAGAAGTGCTAGAAGACTCATATTTGAAGAAATTCATGAAAGCTAATTTAGACTTAAGTAAAATAATTTCTTAACAAAAACTATAAAAATTTTAATTAATTAATTAATTAATTAAAATGAATTAAATTAAATTCCAAAAAATTTTTTTCTTTAGCAACTATATAAAATGGGAGGTGGATTAATGCAACTCGTTGCCTATGGCGCTCAAGACGTTTACCTAACTGGTAATCCTCAAATTACTTTCTGGAAAGTTACTTATCGCAGATATACTAACTTTGCCATCGAATCAATCGAACAAACTTTCAACGGTCAAGCCGATTTCGGTCGCCGTGTCCAATGTGTCATCAGTAGAAATGGTGACCTTGCCTACAGAACATACTTACAAGTAACTCTTCCTGAGATCAACCAACTTATGGGTCTTGGAAACTACTCTGCTGGCCAAAACTCTGGTGTTTATGCCCGTTGGTTAGACTTCCCCGGTGAGCAACTTATTGCTCAAGTTGAGGTCGAGATTGGTGGTCAAAGAATCGACCGTCAATATGGTGACTGGATGCACATCTGGAATCAACTCACCATGACTTCTGAGCAACAACGTGGATACTTCAAGATGATTGGTAACACCACTCAACTTACCTTCATCACTGATCCTTCTTTCTCTGATGTTGAGTCCCCTTGTGACTCCTTGGCTCCCCGTCAAGTTTGCGCTCCCCGTAACGCTCTTCCTGAGACTACCCTTTACGTTCCTCTTCAATTCTGGTTCTGCACCAACCCTGGTCTTGCCCTTCCTCTTATTGCTCTCCAATACCACGAGGTCAAGATCAACCTTGATATCAGACCTATTGATGAGTGCTTGTGGGCTGTCACCACCTTGAACTGCTCAAGTGGTCCTCCTTTTACTACTTCTACCCAATACACTGTTGGTCGCCCTGTCCCTGCCACCATTGCCTACAATCAATCTTTGGTTGCTGCCTCT